GTTGCGATTGGGATTCAGCGAGGCCCTAAAGCGGGGTCAACGGGGTGAGAAGCGCGTCGCTGCGTCTCTGGAAGGGCTGGGGTATTGGGTGCTTAATGCGTGCGATATAGCAGGGAAGGGAGGCCTCGGGCCTTCGTTTTTCTGTGAGGACTCGCGGCTTGCTGTGCCTGACCTCCTCTGTGCCGGTGAGCGCGGCTCCTTCTGGGTTGAGGTCAAAGCAAGGGCGGTTAGCCCGCTCTGCAGGTGGAGGGGCTACCGGGTCTCGGGGATTGATACTCGCGACTTTAACAACTACCAGCGCGTCGAGGAAGAGACCGGCCTTCCTGTTGCCCTCGTGTTCCTGCACGAAGAAGAGAAGCAGGTGAGGGGAGCGAAGCTCGAATGGTTCCGAGCAAACGTAGACCATACCTGGGACAAGCGCCCCAACCGCATGACCTATTGGAAGTTTGAGGACGTGCCCCGCATCGCCTCCCTGGAGGCCGCGTGATGGTTGATTGGATAGAGGCGGCCATCGGCGGAAGCCCGGAGGAGTCCTGCCTAATCACGGATGCACAGATGGACGACCTGCACCTCTCAAGGCTCGTGGGCCTGCATGCAACGGTCTTTGCTGGGCAGGAGACGAGCGTCCCCGAGTGGCTGGAGAACTCATGCGCCGTGGGACCGACGGCGAAGGAACTGTGGTGTTTGCTGAGAGAGAAGCCTCTCCATGCGGACGAGCTCCGCCGCTTTCTCAAGTTCGACGAGGTCGAGTGGAGACAAATCTCCCCAAGCCTTGAGCAGCTCAGAAGAGCGAATCTTGTTTTCCAACAAATCGGTGGGGCCCTGTGGGCCAAGGAGGTTGTCTAGTGCTGTACGCGAAGCTGATGGGGGGATTCCATCACAACTCGAAAATCCTGCAGCTCAAGAGCCTGGGGAGCGACCGCTTCTGTAAAGCGATAACCCTCTTTGTTATGTCGCTCAGCCACTGCGCAGGGGAGCTCACAGACGGCGTAATAAGTGAGCCAATTATGGCTCAACTTGTGCCATTTCGCATTAAGCGACCCCTTCGGGATTTAGAGGCTGTAGGCCTGTTGAAGGCCACTCGGGGGGCACTCGATGGCCACTGGGAGGTCAATGACTACACGTCGTATAACATATCAAAAGCCCAGTTGACTGCCAGTCGGGAGGCTTCAAGTGCCCGTAAGAAAAGAAGCAGGGCCCGGAATCATTCAGTAAATCGTGATGTGTCACGCGTGACTCACGCGGACGTCACGCGACCCCGGGACGCGGGACGCCACCATTACTTAAGTAAGAGTAAGAGTAATAGTAAAGGAGTAGTAGGGCGCGCAGGCGCGCAGGGCGGCACAACTCCCACGGAATTGAGCAAAGAAGAGTTGGATGCAGTGAGCCTTCAGGCCCGCATTGCGTACACCAGGGCGGACAATGAGCGAGGGGGCCTGTACATGGGCAACTCCCCGTCATTTGCTGAACTTGGCCTGTACGCTTGGAAGGCCTCACAGCAGCAGGACGGACTTGACCCGGGCGCCATCGTTGAAGACTGGGCCGCTCGCTGGATGGACAGCAGGACCAGCCCGCAGCGTGACCCGCGCTGGCTGCTCGAATGGGTGGAGCGCGGTGCTGCATCGAAGAAGCCGACCCCCAAGCCGCTGAACCGCACGCCAACAGTCGAAGAAGAGCAGGCCGCCTACGATGCCTTCATGGCTCGCCCAGAGGCGCAGGTGCAAAAGCGATGAGCATCCCATGCGCAGACCCCGAGCTTGAGGCTCGCTACCTCGGCTCAGCAATGAGCAACCCGGAGACGCTCGACCGACACCCGGTCCAGTCAACCGACCTCTGGAAACCGTCACACCAGACCATCCTCTCGGCCATTCAGAGCCTGCGGGCAGCCGGTAAGCCCACGAACCCAATTGCAACGCAGCTTGAGCTTGACCGTCACGGCAATCTTGAGGGGGCCGGGGGCTCCCTTGCCGTCCGCCACATCGGAACCGTCGCCGAGCTGCAGCCCGGCCCAGTTGCTGAGAGAATCCGGGAGCTGGCCGTCCTCCGCCGCTACCGCCACGCAGCAGCGAACATCACCCAGCTCTGCGAGAGCGGAACGCCGGAGAGCGTGGCCCAGGCCATTCACGAAATGAGCATGCTGGTCACTCAGCCAGACGGCGAGCGCTACGGCACGCTGGCCCAAGCTGCGAACCTGGCACAGCAAGAGCACCTCTCCGCCATCGAAGGCGAGGGGGTGGGAGTCATCCCCACGGGCCTTGCTGCAGTGGACGCCATTGTGGGAGGCCTCGGATACGGGGACATTTGCGTCATTGGTGGCGACACCTCCGTTGGTAAGTCCTCCACGGCCCTACTCGCTGCAGTGGCCCAGGCACGCGCCGGATATAAGCCCGGGATTATTAGCTGCGAAGACCCAATGATGCGTTGGGGACGCCGTGCGCTCTCCCTCGCTTCAGGGGTCCCAGCCCGCGCCCTTCGAGCGGGAGATACCACGCCAACCCAGCAGGGCCGGATTGTGAGCAGCCTTCGCAACATCGAGACGCAGAACATCGAGCTTGCAAGCTGCGTGGGCTCTCCGCTCTCCGAGGTCATCGAGGCAGCGCGCCATCTCATCTGGGACAAGGGCTGCAAGGTGCTCGTGCTGGACTACGTGCAATGCGTCCAGGTTCCAGGCATTGACAGCCGGCGGGAGCAGGTCCGACAGGTCCTGAGCCAGTTTAAGCACGAGCTAAACCGCCCAGGCGTTGAGGCCTGCGGAGTGGTGCTCAGTCAGTACCGCAAGCGAGACAACGAGGCCGAGCGCCCAAGCCGGAGCGCTCTCTATGAGGCGGCCTATATCGCTCAAATGGCGGAGATGATTCTCCTGCTCTGGAAGAGCGAGACGGGTCTTCTCTGTGGCGTGCTCGACAAGAGCAAGGACTCGGAGACGGGGCAGGAGTTCGCGCTCATGCGCGACCGCACCACGGGCCAGCTTTACGACCCTTCGGCAGAGGACCCGAACGAGTTATGAGCAGCTTGAAGCAAATCAAGGCCACTCCCTGGAAGCTGCTGCTGCAGATGCCGCTTCCCTTTCGGCTAACCATCAAGGTCCCCGGTGGCAACATGGTTTGGACCACGGAGTCCGAGGTTGACCGACCCTCCGAGGCCTGCGCCATCTTCCAACGCGGAGAGTGGGGGAGGGTGTGTGCTGCAGTGGAGCTCGGGGACATGTTCGCCGGGGACTTCCCGAGGGTCCACAAGTCCCGGAAGAAGGGAAAGCAGGTGACGAGCCAGGAGGCTTTAGGGCGCAAGGCTGGGGACCTCGCGGCCAGAATTTATCTGCAGGGGGCCCCAGGATTGATGCGTCTTGGCAAGATTCTTCGCCACATTGGTGGGGAGCTTATCAAGGCGGAACTAGTGAAAGAAAGCGAGGAAACGAATGGCAGGAAGCAAGCCGGATTACACGGTGAAGATGGGAACAAAGGGCGGGGAATACTACAAGGTGGCGGCGGTCTGGAAGGACCTGAACCGGGTGAGCTTCGCCCTGGAGCAGGACTTCCTGAAGGTCTTGACACAGCTCAAGGCGGGTGAAGATGTTCGTGGGACTATTTGGTTTAACGATACCAACGCTGCCCCCCGCAAGGTGTCTGATTTCAAGGCTCCCAGTTTTGAAGGAACCAACGACCTCCCCTTCTGAGGGGTCCGAGGTCTTCTGGTGTGAGCGTCTAAAGTGTCGGCTTTCAAAAAAAGCATGCGCCCAGCGGCACGTGCGGGGAGAGTCCCTAAAGCGGAACAAGAGGAACCGCTGGGAGCCCGCGTGCTGGGAGTCAATGGCTCCCCAGTGCAGGGGCTGCCCAGTGGGGGCGCTGCACCAGAAGAGCCTCCAGCTGTCAACGCCAACGCCTCCCCGGAGCAGGTGGGCGAAGCGCGGAATCTGGGCGGTAACCGGACGCAGGGGCTCTGGGGAGGGCTCGACGAACGGAGACAAGAACTCTTGAGGCTCCACTCGACGTTGACGCGGGAGCAGTGGGAGCACCCCAAGCTCCTTGATTTTCTGATTAGGCGCTTTGGCCCGATGACACTTGCGGAGGTTGGAATTGTGCTCGCTGGAATCGAAGGGGTGGAGATGATTTCGAGAGAGCGAATCAGGCAGCTAGAGGAGCGAGCTATGAAAAAAGTTAGAGCCCGAGCAAAGGGCCTGGCGGGATACCTGAAGGAGAAGCGGGAATTGATGAACGGCTACGAGGAGCACGGACTATGGGCCTCCGATTATTAGGCATAGACCCGGGGTTTACATCCACCGGCTACGCAATCATTGACGTGGGAAGGAAGCATCAAAAGCTCCTTGCTGCAGGTGTCATCCATACCAAGCCACAGACGAGGCTTAAGCGGGTGGCCCGGGGTAGCGATGACATCCGGCGGATTGCGGAAATCTTCAAGCCGCTCAATGCGGCCATCGCTGAGCACAAGCCAGACGTTGCGGCAATCGAAAGCATAGCAGGCTCACTGAGCGCACGAAGCGCAACGGCCCTAGGCATGGGCTTTTCTCTGGCGGTGGGCGTTTGCCTTTCGCACGGACTGGAGCCCCTGGACTTCGGAGCGCTTGAGGTGAAAGAGGCAGCCACGGGAAGCCGCAACGCATCAAAGACCGTTGTCGGGGGAGCCATCAAGGCCCGCTTTGGTGGGGCTCTCTGGGACAAGCTCTTGGAGCCCGTGGCCAGGAGCCGAAGGGAGCACGCCTACGACGCAGCGGGGGTAGCGCTAGCGGCTCTCAACCATCCTACATTGAAGCTGGCTGTAGGGCTGGGTGCGACAAAATGAACGTGAAGAAGAAGAGGCCCACCTCGCGCCGAGGACTCAACACCAGACAAAGGAAATTCGTGGAGGCTTACTGCTCAACAGCGAAGGGAAACGCCACTCAGGCCGCAAAGCAAGCCGGGTACAAGGGGAACGATAACGCGCTCTCAACGGCTTCTCACCAGCTTTTGCGAAATCCTAAGATACACAAGGCAGTCACGGAATTGATGAACAAGGCGTCAGCGGAGAGCGGTCTTTGCCGCGCTGAAATCATTCACCACATAGCCGACATCATCCGAGACGCGGACAACAACACCCGAGACCGGCTCAAAGCAATGGAGCTTTGGTGCAAAATGTCCGGCGCATTCATTGAGCGCCGCGAAGTTAAACACATCAACCCAGGTCCAACCATCTCAGTACAGCTAGACGAGGCAGAGGGCCTCGCAAGGAGTCATAGAAATGCCAAAAAGCACGCAGTCCACATCATCGAAGCAACCCCCAAAGCCAGTAAAGGCGTGGTCTCTTGAGAGGGCCGTGGGTGAAACCGGCTGGGTCTTTATCGAGATGGAGCTCTCACCTGCTCAGGTGAAGAAAGCAACCACGAAGCGTCACCCGCCAGACGTGCGGGCCGTTGTGCTTAGCAAGCTGGAGCGGGAAGCAATGAGGGTGGGGGAATGACCTGGGAGACTGTCACGCTCGTTATAGGCCTAAGCGGCCTCGCCTGCGCCGCCTATGGTCTCCGCGTCTCCCTTCGCTTTCAGCACCTAACGAAGGCGAGGGAGGCCAGGAGGGCAAGCAGCAGGGGCATCAAGCAGGCGCTAGTGCGCATTGAGCGGCTAGAGGAGAGAGTCCGAGAGGACAGCATCACGAGGCTGGGCAGGAGGTGACCCTAGCCGGCTCCGATATCGCCCCCCTCGAAGCGGTCCACGGACTGTGGAGAGCGGGCGTGCTCCGCTACCTGCTGCACGATGGTCAAGTCGAGGTGCGCTCACACTTCAGCGCATCACAGACACGCATCTTTGCTTGCAACATGTCGAGGCGGTGGGGGAAGAGCTGGCTAGCTTGTGTGATAGCAGTAGAGCAGGCGATTCGGCAGCCCAGGTCGCAAATCAGAATCGCCGCTCCCACCCGCAAGATGGTCACAGCTATCACGCTTCCCCACCTCCGGGATATCATGGAGGACGCGCCGCCAGACCTAGCGCCCGAGTACAAGGTTCAAGATGCAGCCTGGGTCTTCCCTAACGGCTCAGAGATTCATGCCGCAGGCTGTGACGGAGGAGGGGCAGAGAGGCTCCGAGGCGTATCAACGGACCTGGCCATAGTGGACGAGGCGGGCTTCGTGGATGGCCTTAGCTACGTGGTCAACGATGTCCTGCTACCACAGACCATCACAACCGGAGGCCGGCTGCTCCTCGTCTCCACTCCCCCTCGTTCACCAGCACACCCCTTCCGCAGCTACTGTGAGAGAGCAGACGCGGTGGGGAGCTACCTAAAGCGAACCATCCACGACGCCCCGCACGTTACCCCGGAGCTCGTGGAAGAATACTGCAGGGAATCAGGCGGGGTAGAGTCCACCACTTGGCGCAGGGAGTATCTCGCGGAGTTCGTAACGGACGAGGAGCGGGCGGTTATTCCAGAGTTCCAAAGGGTGGAGAAAGAGATTGTCTTGGAGGTGGAGCCGCCCCCTTACCGCGACTGCTACGTCTCTCTGGATGTTGGCTTCTACGACTTGAGCTTCTGCGTCTTGGGCTACCTGCACTTTGACCTTGGCAAGCTTGTCATTGAGGACGAGGTGGTCCTCTCTCGCAGCACATCCCAGGACATCAACCGGACCATCTCCGCAAAGCAGCAGGAACTCTGGGGAGAGAAGGCCCCGCTCTCTCGTATCGTGGACGCTTCGGCCATCACCATCGCGGACCTGGGAGACGAGGGTGGGGGGTGGTGCATGGCCAGAAAGGATGACCGCATCGCGGCCTTGTCCAAGCTCCGAGTGGCTATCGCTAATCGAGAGATTCTCATCCACCCCCGTTGCTCTCAGCTCATCTCGCACCTTAGGCATGCGACATGGAACAAGAGCCGCACCAGCTACGAGAGAAGCGCCGACCACGGACACTTTGATGGTGTCGACGCGCTTAAATACCTGATTCGCGGCGTTGACTTCACGCGCTCGCCGTACCCCGACCTCCCACCCGGAGTCACCCTAGACAACCATCACATCAACCCGGAAGCGTTGAAGACAAAGACAGACAGAAACCTCGTAAAACTAGTGAGCAGAAGGAGAAAGCAAAGATGAGCATTTATTGGGCAGCAGAGCCGGCGGATAAACTGGCCTCCGAAGTGGTGGAACGCTTCAAGGACTATCACCAAACCATGGAAGGCTCTGGCCGTATGGGGGTCTGGCAAGCCGCCGCCCGGCGGTACTATGGCCAGGACTCAGACGGGGGCTACGCTCGCTCTTCGGCTGTGAGCTTTGGAGGGGAACAGGGGGAGCTTGCCTTGCTGCAGGTGAACCACTTCCGCTCACTTATCCAGTCCATCTTAGCAATGACCACGGCCCAGCGTCCCGCCTTCGAGGCAACCCCAATCAACGACGACTGGGAAGCCTCGCAACAGGTGAGCCTTGCTGAGGCCGTCTGGGCTTACGAACTCGAAGAGGGCGGGGTTGAGAGGGCCTGTCATTCTGCAGCCGAGCGCTCCCAGGTCTTCGGGGAGGGCTGGGTCTTCTGCGGATGGGACGCCAACGGCGGAGAGGTTGTCGCCGTAGACCAGCCAGAGCCAGTGATAGGCGAAGACGGCATGCTCATTGAGCAGCCAGCACGGGAAATCAAGAGCGGGGAGCTCGTGGTCGAAAGCTACTCCCCCGTGGACGTAGCAAGGGACCTCGACGCCTCGTCAATCCGCGCTGCTTCTTGGTACATCCTCCGCCGAAGGACCAACCGTTGGGACCTCGCTGCCCAGTTCCCCGAGCATGCCCAAGACATCCTCAACAGTGAGAGCGTGGACGCAGCATCCGCGAACCGCCCAACCCATCGCAGCGCAACCGGAGAGAGTGACCAGTGCTTTGTGCTGGAACTCTTCCACGACCGCACCCCAGCGCTTCCAGAGGGCCGCTACGCCCTCATTTGCGGAGACGAGGTGCTCATTGACTCCGGCCTCCCCTATCCAGACCTGCCCCTGCATCCCTGCCTACCTGCGGAAGAGATGGGCGGAGCTGCAGGCTACTCGTCAAGCTGGGACCTCCTGGGCCTAAGTGAAGCCTATGACGCAATCATGAGTGGCATTCTTACCACTGCAGACGCAGGGAGTGTGCCTAACTGGATAGCCGACAAAAAGCAGGAGGTGGAAGTCCGAGACCTAGAGGGAAGGCTGCAGCTTGTGCAGTATCGGGGGGACGGAGTAAGCCCTCCTCCCGGCGTGCTTCCTGGTCCAAAGATTGACCCTGGCCAGATTCGCTTTGCTGAACTACTGCAGCAGCTAACCCAGACCCTTAGCGGCGTTTCCTCCGTGGTCCGTGGTGACCCCGAGGCCTCGCTCAAGTCAGGGGCAGCCCTTGCTCTCGTAAGCTCAATGAGCGTGCAGCATAACAGCGCCTTCCAGCGTGCCTATGCTCACCTCCTGCAGAGCGTGGCTACTGCGGTGATTCGCAATTATGCCCGCTTCCTCTCTAGCGAAAAGATAGTGGAGATTGCGGGACGCTACGAGGCAGGGAGCGTGAAGAGCTTCACAGCGGAAGACCTCCGGCACGTCAAGCGAATCAAGGTAGAACTGGGCAACCCGCTTCTCCGAACCATGGCAGGCCGTGAGCAGATAGCCTCCATTCTCCTTGAGCGCTTCCCGAACAAGATAAGCGAAGAGCAGTACCTGCACTTCCTTAGCACTGGGCGACTAGAGGCCACCTACCGTGCTCCGAAGTCCCGCATCACCGGCCTTCGGGAAGAGGTAGACAGGCTACTGCAGGGGCTCCCGGTTCGAGCACTGGCCACGGACTACCACGTCGAGCACATCACCGAGCACAGCTCCCTCCTGGACAAGCCCGAGGTGCGCTACAACGATGAGTTGGCCGGCCCCATCTTGGCCCACATCATGGAGCACATTCAGCTCCTGAAGAACACGGACCAGGCGCTTCTACAGGCAACAGGGCAGCCCATCCCAGACGCAGCGATGCCGCCGCCCCCAATGCCCCCAGGACCTCCGGGACCTCCCGGGCCAATGCCCCCTCCCATGGCTGGGCCTCCCCCGGTCCCAGGAGCGGACGCTCTCCTAAACCAGCCGACTCCGGGCATGCCTAACTTGCCAAACATGCCCACTAACCCAGCAACGGGAGCGCCCGTTCCAGTACCAGGAGGAATCGCAGGATGAGTGAAGCAGCAGCAGTAGAGGCCCCCGCCGCTGAGGCCGTGGCAGAAGTTCCATCAACACCCGAGGCTCCCATATCGGAAGCATCGGACCTCGAACTCCTCGACGGAGGAGGGGCGGAGGCAGGAGCGGAGCCGGAGCGCTTCGTGGTCAAGGTTGACGGCCAAGACGTGGAGCTAACCCTTGATGAGCTGAAGTCCGGCTATGGTCTGGAGAAGGCCAGCCGGGCAAGGTTCGACGAGGCCGCCCAGATACGCAGCGAGGCACAGACCTTCCTTGAGGCCCGGGACCAGCTCGCGGCAATCTTCCAAGGTGACGACCTCGGAAGCCAAGCGGAGCTCCTCCGAAGGCTAAGCGGTGGGCGCTATGACCAGCTCCTAAACCACATGGCGCAGGACGCCTTGAACTGGGAGGAGATGAGCGACGACGCGAGGAGGGCAACCACGGCGGAGAAGGAGCTGGAGTCTTATCGACGCAAAGAAGCCGAGGTAAAGCAAGGCCAGGAGGCGGAGTCCCTCAGGGTGGAGCAGGCAAAGGAGGTCGAGAGTTACAAGCGGAAGTTTACCGAAGCAATGACCGCAGCGGGAATGAAGCCAACCCCCATGGCCTTTCAGCAAATAGCCAGCGCCGTTCAGGCGTCCATGCAGGCCGGAAAGGACATTCCCCTGGAGGAGATTGTGGGCCTTGCTAACCGTGAGTTCTGGACGGATGCAGAAGCCCGCATTGGGGACCTGGAGGGAGACGCGCTATTGGGCGCACTTCCTAAGAGCCTTATAAAGCGCGTGGTCGCTGCAGAGGTCTCTAGGCTCAAGGCTTCTCGCCAGCCCATCCCCGCAACATCTCGCAGCCCCGAGCGTCACGGAGGGCCGGACAGCAAGGTCAAGCGGCTCACCCTCAAGGAGGCCATGGAGATATCCCGAAAGCGTCGTTAAACGCTGCCATTTAGGCCAATTTAAGCCCCGCTCAGGTTTTTTTTGCTTGGGCGGGGTTTTCCTATTGACCAGCAATTGGGGAGCACTTAGGGGTGAGAATAGAGAGACGGCGACGACTTGCTGGGAAGCGACGATAACCCCCTGGGCTCTGAACTCCGATAGCGACAATCAAGGCGACCTCAGAAACAAGTAAACACTACTTTTCTTTGGAGATTTTGAACAATGGCAATCGGTGATACGTCCACAGCGGACGGATATTTTAAGGAACTATATGGGGAGCTAGCAGACGCAGTCCCTGAGTACAGCATTCTCGCGGAGCGCGTGCCTTATGCAAAGCGTGAGCGCCTTGGAGATAGCTACCATTTCCCAGTACGCTTGCAGCGTGCCCATGGAACCACCTTCCAGGGTGGAGCAAGCAGCATGGGTGCTTTCACCCTTAACGCTGTGCGCTCGGGGAAGATGCTTGACGCTTCGGTGTCTGGCTCCTCCTTCGTCGCGCGTGAGAGCTTCGGCTATAAGGCTGTCCTCTCGGCTTCCTCGAACAAGTCCGCCTTCGGCGACCTTTTCGATGAGGGTGTCTCGGACCTCATGAACACTGCCAGCTTCTTCCGAGAAGCTTGCATGCTTTATGGTGGAACGGACCTTGGAGAGGTTGCTAGTGAGTCCACTGTGGGCACCACGCAAACTGTGACCCTGACCGTCGCCTCTTCGGCAATGGGTCTCTGGTCTCAGATGCAGGGCGCGCTTGTTGACATCTACGCCGGCGCTGTGAAGCAGAACTCGACTGGTGCAGCTTCGGTGACTTCGGTCACTGAGAACGCTTCCAATCAGGTTGTCATTGTGCTTGAGCTTGCCGCAGCTGGTGACGCTGCAGCAGCAGCGGACGTGCTTCTCCCTCACGGTGCGTACGGTCAGTGGTTCGCAGGAATTGATAAGATTCTCACGAACTCAGCAAGCCTCTTCGGCATTGACGCAGCAGCCAACCCACTGTGGAAGGGCAACAGCCACGCCGCAGGCTCCGCAGCCTTGACCATGGCCAAGCTTCAGAGCGCGGCTAGCAAGATTGTGCAGTCGAGCGGACCTGGGGACCTTGTGGCCTTGACCAGCGTCAAGACCTTCGAGAACCTCAACAGCGACGTGGCTGGTCTTCGTCGTTACGTTGAAGCGAGCAACACTGCAGAGCTTGGTGTCGAAGGCATCAAGTATCACTACAGTGGCGGAACCATCGAGATTCTACCTCACATCTGTGTGAAGGCCGGTGAGGCTTTCGTGGGTAGCCTTGATAACATCAAGCGTGTTGGCGCAAGCGACATCACCTTCTCCTTAGGTGTAGAGGGACAGCAAGAGCGCTTCCTTCGTGAGCTTGCCGATGCAAGTGGTTTCGAGGTTCGCGTGATGTGGGACCAAGCCTGCATCATTCCGAAGCCTCGCGGCTGGTGCAAGATTTCGGGCATCGTCAACAGCTAGAGCTTAGGGGGTTAGCGTGGCTCAGACGCTTATCACAGTCACTCATCCAGAGACGGCTCCTGAGGCCGCGCTCTCCCTTGCTCGTGCAGCATCGTCCGGCCCCCGTGAGGGGGCCAGGGCGCTTGCTGATTTCTTCCGCGCCATCACATGCGGCGTGAAGCAGGCCGCTATTACCGTGGTGGTGGTCGAGGCAGACGAAGAGCCAGCGCAGGCAGAAGAGCCGCGCGCCGTCGCCTCCATCGAATGTAGCTCCTACTATATCAGCACAGGGGACCGGCTGCACATTGGCCCGGTAGCCCTGGAGTGGGGCGAAGACATGCACCGCGCGAGAGCGAATGTGCTGTGCGCTGAGAACCTGGCCCGCGCCATCAATGAGCGCGGAGCAGCAGAGGCAAGAGCGGACGGCTCTGTGGTTTACCTAGAGGCAGAAGAGCCTCTTTATTTGATGACCGAAGCGAAGAAGACCGGAGGGATGTGTCTCTCCGCTTCTAAGCTCGAAATCCCAGGAGAAGAGATATGAAGTCAGCAAAGAAGAAGGCTCTTGAGGAGATTATCTCGGAGGCCCGGAAGGCCCGCCTGGGTGATAGTTTGCCGGAAGAAGAACGCCCCGCCGCTTTCATGATTTCCATCGGCCTAGCAGAGCCAGAGATGATGGAAGAAGAGGAAGCGGAGGAGGAAGACGAAGAGGACGAAGAAGAGGAAGCGTCGAACCGCTGCTCCGTCTGTGGTGGGGAGTAGGCCGTGTCCTGGACTGCGGACACCCTCCTGGCCTCAGTAAAGGTCAAGGCAGGCTGGCCGTCATCGGGTGGCTACCTAACCAACACTGAGATTCTATCGCTTGCCGATGACGAAACCCTCACCACGATTGCGCCGATTCTACGGGCTACACGTGAAGAGTATCTCGTCTCGGAAGAGGACCAAACCCTTGTTTCTGGAACCGCCCTTTACAGCATCCCCGCAAGAGCGCTTGGCTCTTCCCTTCGCGATGTTCTACTCGTCACGGGTTCGCAAACCTACAGCCTCCCAGAGATTCCGCCGGAGGAGCTGTGGCGTTATGAGACGAGCGCGGGGCCTGGCTGGCGCGCTCCTTATGGCTTTTGCTTGCAGGCCGGAAAGCTTCGTCTTTTGCCTGGCCCTGTCAGCAGTGGCGACACGCTGCGCCTGAGATATCATCGCCGGCCCTCGCGGCTGGTCACTGTTGCCGAAGCGGGCGTCGTTAGCTCCACGGGGGCAACAACAATCACGCTCTCTGCGACGGCCCCCACGGGCTGGGGGGCCTCCGCTACGTTGGACGTTATCAGCCACCTGCCGCCCTACGACGCGGTGAGTGATGACCTGAGCGCAACGATTGTCGGCACCGGGGTTACTGTTGCAGCGGGCGTGAGTTCAAGCGTTGGGGCTGGCCACTATGTCTCCCTCAAGGAGACTACGCCAATCCCACAAATGCCCGTTGAACTGCACCCCCTCCTTGTTCTTTGCACTGCTAGGTCCTGCGCCTCTGCAGCCGGGGATATGAGGGTAGCAGGAGCCCTGCAGGCCCAGGCGATGCAGGCAGAGGACCGCGTGCGCGGCCTTCTCAAGCCCCGAGTCCTCGGGGAGCGCCCGGTAGTGATAAACCGCTATTCCGCCCTTCGTGGCGGGCGTAGGTGGGGCCGCTAGTCATGGCTGAAAAGGTGACAATGCAACTGTCCGGGCTTGCCCTGGACGCTACAACCCTAGACTCCCGCCAAGGGACTATGAAGGTTGCGGACAACATTGTTATCGAGAGGGCAAACACCATCGAGCTCCGCCCTGGCATGCACCGCCGCAATATCTCATGGGACGCGGATGTCACGGACTACCACCCTACGGCCATGGTAGACCACGGGGGAACGCAGTTTGTGGTGGGGCGCACAGCCGGCGGGGCCTTCCGTCTGTACTCCACTGCGGTCAAAAGCTACCTGGCAGGAGAGGCAGAGCCGCCAGACTTCGACCTTGCCTCCACCTCTTTTGCTCACGCCAGGGGGAACCTCTACCTCACCACCAAGGACGGCGTCCGTAAGGTCATCGAGCCTGCAGGCGGGGACGGGGGCTCGGAGAAGAACTTTTACGACTCGGGAGTGCATCCTGCACTAACCGGGACCGCCGCTCTCTTCGACAATTCCGGGAGCAACAGGGCGCTGGTTAACGGAAAGAGCGTGGCTTACCAGTGGTGCTGGACCTTGGAGGACAGCAACGGCGTCATCACTCGCAGCGCCCCCTCTCCCTGGATGAAGGTGACCAACGGAGCGGGAGCCGACCGGGACGTTAAGCTCACCATCCCTCTTCAGCATCAAATCACGGCGCCCGATACCAGTTATCCGCGCCTTGAGATTTACCGCTCAAAGGCCATCACAGGCACCCCGTCAAGTGAGCTCTTCTTGGTTAAAGACGTTGCCATGGGCTCCTCTGACTTGGACCTGGCAAGCTGGCCCAACGGCTACGAGTTCACAGACGATGTCCTGGAGGACAACCTGGGGGCCGTGCTCTACAGCTCGCCCGGTAGGGATGGCGCGCTCAAGGAGAACCACTCTCCCCCTCTCTGCCACAGCCTAGCCACCTTCGGCGATTGTACGTGGTTCGCCAACACGAAGCGCCGTCACGGGCTGCGCCTTGCCGTCCTCTCTTCCACCCACAACGCGGGGCTGGGCGCAGACATCTCCGGCGGCTCTAGTACCACCATCACAAGCGTTGAGACTAGCATCTCCTGGGTTAAAAAGATGGCCTACTCCGGCACCTCCGGCGCGTCGTCTATCACCCTAGACCTAGACACGGGCTCGGACCCCACGGGCTGGAATACGATGGGCCTGCAGGTGGGCATGGGGGTAACTCTCTCGTTCTTGGACCCGGCCCTGGGAAGCACGGTGGAGCGTTTCCCTGCAGGGGCAGGCCTCGCCTCGGACCTCCTCCCGGCAAATACGAAGGTGACCAGCCTTGGCAACGATGGGACGGGCCGCGTGGTGGTGGGCCTCTCTAATGCACTGACGGGAACCTTTAGCACCGGGGGTGGCGTGAATACCGTTGCCGGCTTTAGTGACATCGTAACGGTTAACGGCCTGGAGCACTGGGCCTTTGAGCTGGACAAGGTGCGGACGAACTCCTCCACCATTGCCACCTCTTTTATCTGCACCGATTCCGAGTCCGAAACAGCAAGGCACCTGGCCCGCGCAATCAACAGCGGAACCCGGGACAGCATAGGGGCCGCCCTGGTTTATGCACGCTGCATCGAGGACCCGCTAAGCGAGGACCGCCCCGCAGAGATTCACCTGACCCGCTCGAACCTGAGCGCGTCTAGCTTTACCGTTTCCACAACCCGCCCGGGGGCCGTGGACATCAAGGGGGACCCCCAGGGCAGCGCCGGCACCTCCTCCCAGTCCGTCCGCCCTAATCGCATCTTCTACAGCAAGCCAGACCAGCCGGAGCACGTGCCCCTCCTGAACTACCTAAACGCAGGAGAGGCGGACTCTAAGGTCTTGGCCATGACCCCGCTTCGGGGCTCGCTTATCGTCTGGACCACGGCGGGCCTCTACAGGGTCAGCGGGGTAGCTCCTGACAGCTGGCGATGTGACCTCCTGGAAGAGGGCCTTGTGCTCATCAAGCCCGAGGCGGTCTGTACACTGGACGGCGCTGCTTTTGGCTGGACCAACAGGGGCGTGGTGCAGGTTACGGAGGCCGGGGTAGGCAACGTCAGCGAGGGGGCCATAGGCCGCAAGCTCACGGAAAAGAGCATCACCCTAACCACAGCCGGAACAAACAAGGGCGCATTCATGCTGGCCCACCCAGACCGGGGACTGGTCTTCCTTGGGCTTCCCCCTGCAGCAGACGCCCTCTATGCGTCGGAGCTCTACTGCTTCAGCGTGAGGACGGGGGCTTGGACCCGCTGGCCTATGGATGTCCTTGCGGGCTGCTACGTGCCTTCGGAGAGGGCCATTGTCTTAGCGGATGGCCCAGCGACCCTGAGACTTCGGCAGGAGGTGACGAGCCGGAACGCCCTTGCCACCCATGACGGAGACTTTGTGCTCGCTGGCGGCCTCAATGTTGCTGGCGAGGTGAGTTTCTCCGGCGCAGAGGTGGCCACCTACACCCCAAAGGTAGACGACACGGTGCTAGCAATCGTTGGCTCCTCCCTCTACACGGGGAGCGTTGCCACCTATGAGACAACCTCCGGGGAGCCCGTGGTCACAGCCTCCGGCGACGCTGTCACCACGGCAAGCGGAGAGGCGGTGCTCACCACCACGCCAGGGGTTAAGTACACCTTCACGCCTGCTATGGGCTCGGGGACGCTCGCCCTATTTCAGGTCTACGACGCAATCCCCGCAGAGATGGAGTGGAACGCAATGCTCCCGGGGAGCCCTCAGTCCGTGGGGCGCTGGCGTGAGATACAGCTACACACTGCAGACGATGCGGGGCCCACTGTGACCGGGGAGGCCTTTGTAGAGCTGGGGGGACGCAGTGAGCGGGACACGGCCTCGACGAGGACGAAGGTTAGCTGTCCACTCAGTCTTGAGACGGTCCCCACGAAGAACTACCGCGCGATGATTCCACGAAGCGCGCACCGCTCCTCCCACCTTTACCCGGCGGTCAAAATCGCTAACGCGGGCTGGGTCTGGAAGATTGCAGGTCTCAGCCTCACTGCAGAAGCTGCAGGCGGAAGGGGGACGCGATGATTCTCCGCGACTTCGCCTTTAACACGGCAGCAGCAACGCTCCGCTCCACCCTGGCCCAGCTAGATGAGCAATTTAACGACCTCCGCAACATCCTCAACAAGGGCTTGCGGATAGAGGACCAACTCCCCGGAGACGTGAAGACGCTTCGGCTTAACACCTCTCAGCTCCCCAGCTCCGTCTATGTGGACCGCGCCCCTCGTGCGGTCTTGGTCCTTAGTGCAACAAAGGAAGTCTCCGACGATGGGCAGCAGGACACGGGAAACCGCATTAGCTGGGAACATCGCGGGGGGCTTCTTCATATCCACGCCGTGGACGGCCTAGCCGCTGCCACTGCGTACACCCTAGAGCTTTTGATTTTGGAGAAGTAGATGTCTGACGATTTTAACATCCCTATTGACGGAATGCCGGAGGACGAAGAGCAAAGAGCGCGAGCGCTTGCGGCCATCCAGAGCCGAAGCGGCCCCCTTAGCGGCTGGACCACCCATGAAGGAGGGTGGCAAACGCGCCCCGGTGAGGAGTTGCCGGAGGGCTATGGGGCATGGGTGGCTAGCCGGGAAGACAAGGCGAGGCGCGGACAGCTTGGAACCCCAGACGGAGAGGGAACGCCCAACAACCCTTTAAGCCGCATGGTTGATGATGCCACCGGCGAGTCTGAGTACCAGGAGCGCAAGTACCGCCGTGGGCAAGAAATCCAGCACGGAAAGAGATGGTACCAGATGCAGGCGGAGGGGGACACCCGCTCAGCCGAGCAGAAGATGCGCGAGCTTGAGCAACAGGTAGCGGACCCCTCCCAGCACCTCGGGGGCCTCACCCCTGAGGCTCAATGGCAGTACAACCAAGCTGTCCTAGACACTCTTGCAGCAGAGAGGCCGGAGCTTGAAGACCTCATCGCCAGCTATGGTAGCGAGGATGAGCAAAAGTACATGCCTGGGGCTTCGGAGTTTCAGGACCTGGAACTCCCAGGGGAGGGCAGGGACGCCCAGATGCAGGCCCTCACCGGGCTGCAGGACATCATCTCTGGTGAAGGACTGACGGACGCAGACCGCGCGAGGATGCAGCTTGCAAGGGGCGAGGCTGCCAACTGGATGTCCCAGCAGCGAGCAGCTAACGAGCAGGCCATGCGGGCGCGTGGCATCGCAGGTGGTGGAGCAGAGCTAGCCGGCATGATGGGCGCACAGTCCAGCGCAGCGCAGACCCTTAATCAGCAAGACCTAGCCATGCAGGTTCAGGCCCAGGACAGGGCCCTGCAGGCCATGCAGTCAGCGGGGCAGCTTGGCGGAAGCATGCGGGGCGAAGACCGCGCCGCCGCTTATGGCCGTGCAGCATCCTTAGATAGCTTTAACCAGTGGGCAGCCCAGCAGCAGCGCGATGCTTATCAGCGCAACATGGGCCGCCGCGATAAGGAATCTGACAACAGGGCACAGGCCTACCGTGACCGCTACGGCATGAAGGAGCGCGAGATTGCCCAGCGAACCGAGCAATATCAAGGGGTTGCTGCAGCGCAGTCCAGGGAGAACGCAGAGGCCGCCGCAAAGGCCGAGGAAACCAAGGGCGTCTTAAACGCACTGAGTGCCGTTGGGACCGCAGTCATCGGATAGGGAGGGGGAGTCATGGACGCAGCATCGCGAAACATTCTAGAAGAGCTTCTCCTTCACAGGCGAGGGCCCCGGGGACGCCCTCCACTACGTCGTGAGCAGCAAGAGGAGGAGCGCTCGGAGCTCTTCGACACGGGCAACCCTTATCTCCCGGAGACCCCCAAGGCCGGCTCAACGGGGGCCCCTCCAGGGCCAGAGCCGCAGGACCCGCCCTCCTTTGTTGATGAGGACCTCCCAGAGATTCCCGCAGAGCGTCCCGGAATGACGGACGCGGAGCTCCGAGACAAGGTGCTCAACGAGCCGGGCATGCTGGCCCCGCCAAAGACAACGCCCCGCACCCCGCAGGGCCAGGAGGCGGAGGAAGTCATCCAGGCCAGGCAGCGAGAGCAGGAGCAGGCCCGCGCGGAACTCTTCGAGACAGAGAACCCCTATCCAGCACCAGCCCCCGCGCCAACCGTTGCACCAGCAAAGCCAACCGGACCAAAGCCGGAGGCAGAGGAGCAGGAGGACCCCACCCTAGCGGCAATCGAAAGCGCACGAACCCGGGCAAGGTGGGGCGCTGCCCTTCGCGGCCTCCTTGGGGTTGTGGGGGCTACACAGGGCGTGGACACTGGGGCCCAGGGCTTCGATGGCTCACGCTTTGCGCAACAGCTAGCGAACCGCCGCCGTCAGATGGAACAGAACGAGCGCGCGCAGGTGTCCTCCAAGCAGTCCGAGGCTCGCAGGATTTCACAAGACGAGCGCCAAGCCAGGCTAGACGAGGGCCGCGAAGCGGACAGGTCCTCAGCAAGGGAGCTCCGAGCAGCACGCCTCCGCACACTGCTAGAGAGCCGAGAGCAAACCACAGAAGACCGCGCAAGACTTGAGCGCCTGCGTGACCCCTCCTCGCCAGAATCTCAGCGCTCACAGTCGATGCTTCGCGCGGAAATTCGGGGATACCTAGAGGAGAACCCGGACGCGCAATCAACCCTGGCCCCAATGCTTGCACAGCTCGACGATATGCCAGCGTCCGAGGAGCGGAGCTTCCGCTCTGGCCTTAGCGGCATTGTCCGCCCCTACCAGCACCGCCGCTCCAGGCGTCGAGGTTCGCGCGGTGGAGCATCCGCGCCGGGCCAGAGAGCAAGGCGCTCCGGCTCAAGGGGTGGGCGCAGAGCCCAGGCCCAGGGAGGGCAGCCACAAGAGCAGGCTCCGGGCTCGGCCAGAATGTACACCCGGCGAATACAGAACGCGCCGCAATTGAACGACTCTCAGCGAGAAGACCTCTTACGGGTGGCAGGGGAGTTGGAGTCCACGCGCGGGAACAGTGCAAGCGCAAGGGGCCGCCGCAGGGAGCTCCGGGGAATCCTGGACGAAGCTACGCAGCCCGCATCCGGTCACACCTACACGATTCTCCCCGGCGTCCAATCAACCATCCAGATTCAAGAGGGAGAGGCGCGAGACATCCGCAGCGGGACAGCGCAGTTGCAAGGCGCCCTAACCTCCATGCAGCGAATCATTGACAACATCTCAGAGGGCGGGGCATGGGGCAACCTCACCCCGGGCGAGATGCAATCGAGGGCGCGCGCCGCGATGGTCCCGCTTCGCGCAATGGTGGCGCGTGTTCAGGGTACGGGCGTTATCAACGCCGGAGAACTTGAATTGATAGACGCTGCGCTCCCCAATCCGAACTCCATCTCTGCTCACGCCTTCGGGGGCTTCCTTGCCTCGGCCAGGGAGTGGGAGAATATCATCCGTGACCGCGTGAGGAATCGCCTCTCTTCTGTGGGCGTGGAGCAAGACGGAATCCGGGCCGCCATGGGTCGCCTTCATCACATCCGGGACAACTCCCCAGAGGCAAGGGCAGAGCGAGAGCGGGAAGAATCGCGCGAGCAGGAGACGGCCCAGCCAGAGGCCCAGGCGGTCCCAGCCCCACGCCCCGGGACAGTACACCAGCAACTCCTTGACCAAGGCAGGACCGTTGAGCCCGCCGGGACTGACGCCCAAGGTAACCCGCTGGTGAGGATTAGCGGAACACGGGGACCCGTGCCGGCCTCTGTGCTGGAGAGACCAGCCGGGGGAGGGGGCGAGTAATGGACCCCGAAGAACTACAGGCGCTACTTGATGCGGAGGCTGCGGCGGTAGAGCTTGCGCCCCCGCCCTCGGACCTTGATGCGATGCTACAGGCTGAAGCGGAAACGGTAGAACTCGCGCCCCCGGAGCCAGAGCCACAGGAGGAGTCCGGCTCCGCCATTGGGCGCTTCCTTAGTCGCGCAACTGGCCTAGACACCCCCAGCCTCGCGCCACTTGGCCGCGTGCGGAGCCTCTCAGACATTCCCGACGCCCTGTCCCAGGTCTTCCCCACTGCTCCGCATTATGGAGCCCCGAGGAGAGAGCTTCGCTTCCCGGAGATGACGCTAACGCCTGGGCAGCCCTTGCCCGAAGTTCCAGAGCCGGAAGAGGTGGAGCTCCCAGCCCGACAGGTGCCCATCGTGGGCCCAGACCGAAGGCCCTTCACCCCGCTAGCAGCCTTTCACGACACGATAACACTAGGCCACAGTGATGAACTATCGGCGCTGCTTGGCGGGCTAACTGGCAGGCCCGGGAGCTACGCCCAACGCCGGGACGAGATAGAAGAGGACCGGGCGGAGGCTTACCAGCAAAGCCCCGAGGGGGCGCAGCTTGGCGCGGGCGTGGGCGCTGCGACGGCGGCCCCTCTTGCGATTACGGCAGCAGGCCCGGGCGTACTCACGGCGCGGGGCCTGGCCACGGGCGCAGGAATGGGAGCGGGCGCAGCGCTCGGAGAGCAGACGATTGTCGAAGAGGGGGACAGCGTAGGAGACGCGCTTAGTAGGGTGCCCCGGGCAGCGCGCAACGTGCTTGTCCCAGATGCCCCGCTGCCAACCTCGACAGAAGAACTCCTCCGCTATATCACCACCCCGTCTGCAGCAACGGGCGCGGGAATTGAGGCTTCAGTGGGCCTGGCCCAAAGGGCCCTTGGTCCGCTTGCCCGCAGTGGTGGGAACGCTTTGCGGCGCGGCTTAATGGCCACATCCGAGCGGGCGCGAGAGGCTGCAGCGACCCAGAGGCTTCTTGGCTCCAACGTCACGGGCCCCGTTTCAAACCGGGTCTTGCAGAGGGGCGGGAGGCTGTCCCCCTCGGAGTCCACGGTCCCCTATGCTGAGCAGCTAGAGGCGCAGAGCTTCGCGGCTGCAGAGGTTCCCATTGTCGGCGGCATGCCGGCCTCCATTCGCCCCAGCTTCCGGGACCCCGTGACGGGCGAGATGCGCCGCCGCACCCTCTCCGAGGCCATCAACATTCCCTCACAGGCAAGGGCAGGGGATGCAGCGCGCGCAAGGCTTGAGGGTGCTTCTGGGCGCTTTGAGGGCTTCTTTAATGACCTGGAGTCAGCCACCCGAAGGCGAGCGGAAGAAGCGGCGAGCCAGGGCAACATGCGCGCCCCCATGGCCCGGCGGGAACAGCTGGCGGGAACCGTAAGCCGTGAAGAGGTCGCGGACGCCGTAAGGGACATCTCACGGGAGAGAGAGGTCCTTGGCAGCCTCCAGGGCCCAGAGATTGCGAGCCGCCTAGACACCCTCGCAGACAGCATCCTTGCAGCCGGAGAGCGCACGGGCTCGCAGCGCATGACCTTCCGGGAGGCGCACGAGCTCCGCCAGCAGGTAGACGGCATGATAAACTACCAGCAACCCGGAGGGCCCCGCATTGAGGGCGTCAGCGAGGCAACACGGGAAGCGCGCCGAAGGCTTGGGGACCTTATGGAGGGCTCCTTGGGTGACCTTTCGCCAGAGTTGCGGGAGCAGTGGCGCACAGCCAACCGGGACTATGCGCAGGCCTCACAGATGCTAGACGAGTCCTCACGGGGGCTTCGCATGTCGCGCCAGCGAGGGCAACGAAGCGGGGGGATTGCAAGGGCCTTCCAGCGAGGCCAGCAGGCACAGAGCTTCAACCCGGCCTCCGCCATGCGCCAGCAGGTGGAAAGCACAGTTAGAGACAGCCTGGGGGCTTGGGCGAACGATATCAGAAACGGGCGGCAAGCGTGGTGGCATGCGCGAATGCGTGACCTCCTCCGCAACGTGGCGAACGTCCCAGCGGGGCAGGCCCTCGAATGGGCGGAGCAGGGAAGGCTCCCGGCCATGCATTTTGCGATGATGCAGAGCTATCCCGAGTACCGGCAGGGAATCGAAGAGATAAACGAACTTAGGCAGCAGGAAGAAGCGGAGGAGAGCAATGGCTCAGCACGGTAGTTTAACAATTGCAGACGGGGTCCACATCGTCCACGCCTTTGAATATGCGAACGCAGGCCTTCGGGCTGGCGCATCGGGGATGGCCGTTTCCGATGTGGGCAAGATAGCGCTCCAGACAGACGACGGGAGCCTCTGGCGGCTCACCAATTTTAGCCCCGTCACTTGGAGCAAAATACTGCAGCAGGACCACGAGGGCACGAACACTCACGCCCAGATTGACACCCACGTCACGGCTGCAGCTGCCCACCTCGCTAGCACCGCAAACCCGCACAGCGTAACGGCTGCCCAGGCTGCGGTCACTGGCACTCCGACAAACTACACGGCAGCAACGGCAGACGTGCAAGCGCATCTCGCCGGGGTGGACACGGCCCTAGCAATCGGGGGCTCTGACAAGCATATACAGTACAACAACTCAGGCGTTACGGGTGGGCACGTTGATTTCCAAATCGACACAACGACCGGGAAGCTGAGTGCCCCCGTTACGCAATCAGACCACGTAAGCCTCATTGAGCAGGCAAGCGCGCCAGCAACGCCGGCCTCTGGCTTTGGTGCGGTATACGCTAAAACGGACTCCAAGCTTTACTTCAAGGACGATGCGGGGAATGAGACGGACCTGACGGGCGGCGGCGGAGGGACTCCCGGAGGAAGCAGCGGCCAACTCCAATACAACGATGGGGCGTCAGGATTTGCGGGGAGCGCAGCCAAGGCAAG